AAAGAAACAAGATATGTTGAAATTACTTAACGCTGAATAAATTCAAAAATAAAATTTATATCTTACTATAATAATATAATTATAATATATTATAGTAAGATATGTCCTGGGCAGTTTGTTATTCAGGTTCCAATAATACTCATTTTAATTTTCCTCCAATAATGGCAGATGGTCGTAATTATGCATCGTGGCAACCTGATGCAGTAGTTAATAAACGTATACAACAACAAGAAAATATTCAATCTAATTGGTCTTACCGTCAATATTTACAACAAAATGGTTTACAAATAATGAAATACAACTCTACTGAAGCTTGTTATGATTTAGGACTAGACCCTCACACACAAACAAATACAACTCCTTCCAGCAATGTTCCTTATACATTTAGAAATATATATGACACAAATACTCCTGGTTATGGGTATTCAAATAGTGATTTAAAAAACCCTTATTTATCTAGAGAACAATTAAATTCAAGGACCTGTAATCAATCCAGCTCATTATCAAAATGCAAATGTAAATTCAATGTCATTGCCAAATCCATAAATCAAATATTCAAACCAAAACAATTACATCCTCAATAAATACATAAAGAATTATATACTTCTTTATGTATATGTGCACTCGTATTTTATCCATAGACGTCGGTATTAAAAATTTAGCTTTTTGCCTTTTTGAAAAACATGCAGATTCTAGTTATTTTAATATTGCAAAATGGGATATTATTAATTTATCTCAAGAAGATGAAATACAAAAGTGCAAGTGTACAGAAAAAAACGGTATTATATGCAATAAACCTGCCAAGTATACATTAAATGATACCTATTTTTGTTTGAAACATTCAAAAAAACAAGATTATCAAATACCAACAAGTGAATTAAAACCAAATTTTATTAATAAACAAAAAATTCAAAAGCTTATTGAAATTGCTGATAAATATAATATTCATTATGAAAAACCGATTAAGAAAAATGATTTATTGTTTAAAATAAACGAATACATTACACATAAATGCTTCAAAGAAATCACCTCCACAAATGCATCTCAAATAGATTTGATAACAATCGGTAAAAATATTAAAAATAAATTCAATAAAATTTTTCCAATAGAAGATAAAATAGATTATGTTTTGATTGAAAATCAAATAAGTCCAATAGCAAATCGCATGAAGACGATTCAGGGGATGATTGCGCAATATTTTATTATGAATAATAATACGGACCACATTGAATTTGTTTCTTCAATCAATAAATTAAAGCAAACTTCAGGAAAAATGAAATCAAATGAAGAGTCACAAACACAGTCACAAGACGCACCGTGCAAGGATTATAAATCAAGAAAAAAACAAGGAATATCAAAATGTTTAGAAATTTTGACAACAGACCATTGTTTTACTAGTCAATTATCCTATTTTAGTACACACACAAAAAAAGACGATTTGTCTGATTCTTTTTTACAAGGCTTATGGTTTATCAATAAACATAATTTATAATTAATTATAAATTTTATACCACAACAATAAATAACAATACAAATTAAAATTAATATATATTTAATTCGTATTACTTAAAATTAAATGTTCTTATTAAATCAATAATGAACGATATAATTGAGATTTCAGAGTTGGATTTGAACAATGATAATGATTTTAAACCAACAAAAACAACTAATTTTGGCGGTGGTTTAGAATTTTTAATGAATGATAAAATTAAAGATATTAATAAGCCTACAAGTGACATAGATTTAGATGATTTGAATAATTTGGAAAATGAATTGAATGAATTGGCTGAAGATATGCCTAGTCATAGTTTCAAATCAAAATCTGATATGTTTTCTTCTAACTATGGTAATAGTAGTAGTAATAATTTTGATATGAATGATTCAAATAATTTTTCAGGAGGTGTTAGATTTAATGACGAACCAAGTATTGGTTTAGGTGCTTCGGCTGCAGATGATTTAAACGATAGTAAAACCTGGGATGGATACGGTAAATTCAATAATGTCCCTTTGAATCCTGATAAAAATGTATCATCTACAAATGGACCTCAGCTATCAAAAGAAGAATTGCTAAGGGAAAAATTCAAATATTTAAGAAAGTTGGAAGGATTAGAAAAGAAAGGAGTTGAGCTTTCAAAGAAATACAATATGGATTCTTCTTTAGCAGAAATGATGGGTGAATATGAAACCATCATGGAAGAAAAGAGCAAACAAAACTCTGTTAAATTCCAGGGAAATATGTTAATGGCTGCTATCAATGGTATTGAATTTTTAAACAACAGGTTTGACCCTTTTGACATCAAATTAGACGGTTGGAGTGAACAAGTGAATGAAAATATCAATGATTATGATGAAATATTTGCCGAATTATATGAAAAATACAAATCGCGAGCATCTATGGCTCCTGAATTGAAATTATTGTTTCAATTGGGTGGCAGTGCTATGATGGTTCACTTGACAAACACAATGTTCAAGAGTGCAATGCCTGGAATGGATGATATCTTACGTCAAAACCCTGATTTGATGCGTCAATTTCAAAATGCTGCTGTAAATTCTATGGCACAGAGTAGTCCAAATTTTTCAGGATTCATGTCAGGAGTAATGAACCCTGAAATGCAAATGGGTTCAGGAAATGGTCCGCCTCCACCAATGGCAACACAAGGCCCAAATTCAGTTCCTCCTCCAATGGGTAGACCAGGTAACAACAATTTTGCAAATAGACCTGACCTAAATTTAGGACGCAGTAATTTTGTAGACGATGGTATTAATATGAGGGAAAGTTACCAAAGGGGTGCCAGCGCATCTGGACCTGTTGAATTTCAAGAGAAATCTAGAAGACAGCCTAGAGCAGAAATGAAAGGACCAAGTGATATTTCTGATATATTATCAGGATTAAAAACCAAAACAATTAATATTCAAGAGCCACCACAACAAGGCCAAGGACTACAATCTATGAATAATGATAACGGTAACAGTAATACTAATGGAAATAGTACAATTAGTATTGAAGATTTAAAAGAATTACAAGGACACTCTGATATTAATATGCCAAAACGCAGTAGAAGACGTCAAAAATCTGCTAGTAATACAGTGAGTCTGGATATTTAATCAATAAATTTATGAAACAATTTTTCAGTATTTATACCTGATTTAATACCATCACGCTTTGTTCCCAAATCCATATTTAATTCTGTTATATCCATATTGACAATTTCATTATTATTATTTAAATTGTCTAAAATTGTGATTGCTTTATTCATATCAATTCCATTTTTAACAGGTGTTCCAGTTGAAGGAATATATTTAGGATCTACAGAATCCACATCAAATGAAACATGTATAGGCGAATTTCCAATAAAAGTCATTATTTTATTCAACGAATTTTCAAAGTCATTATTAATATCGTTGGGTGTTAAAAATTTAATGCGTTTTTTATACACCTCATTTACTTCAAAAATATCCCAACATCTACTTCCTATATAAAGTAAATTTTCAAACGGCAAATTGTTTTTAATAAACGAAAAGTTTTTATTATGGTCAATGCCTGTTATGAAACTTAACGGCATACCATGATAGTGTTTTGAATTGGAACTTTTGTATGTATTTATATCAGCGTGTGCATCAAAATATATCACTTTAGCATTTGGATATTTGTTCAAAGTATCTGCTATTGTTGCTATTGCCATGGAATGATCGCCACCTACATTTATTATTTTTCCACTGGATTTTGCGTTGGCCTTATACAAATCTTTAATATTTTTAAAAAAAATGCCTGTATTTTTAACTGTTTTAATTACATGTTTTTTGCGATTTATAAATTTTTTTAAATATTTTGGGGCCTTTTCACTTCCTGTTTTAGTTTGACCTAAATTGTGCGGAAATAATATAATTGTTTTGTAATTATATGGTTTTTGTAATTTTTTGCTTGTGCTCATGCTTACGCTAGTATTTTTTCTGGATTTGTTTGTTGATTTAAACGTAAAATTCTTTCTAGGTTTATGACAATCATTTATACCAAATAACGAAATAGCTTGTTTTTTAGTTTTACCCATTATAATATAAATAAATATAAATAAATATATGTATTATTATAATATAACTAATTCTTTTCAATGCCAACTACCTTGGCGATTTTCTTAATGATTTTGGTATCTTTCTCATAATCATTATCCCCTTTTCCTCCCATGGCTTCATACACGATTGTGTTGTATTGACTGTTTT